TATACGAGTTATGCCACCCATATCAGTATCAACCAAATCGCAAAAAGATTGTAAATCAAAAGGACATTTTTCTCCTTTAGCTTTGTAACCTTGTTGAACGCCTGCAAAAGCAAGCTCAAGGGCTAAAAGAAGATCTTCGCCAAGGAGGGAAAGGTCACTAAGTTTTAGTTTCCTCTCCCTTAAAAATGTACCTAAAACGAACATACCAAATTTAATTGGAATGTCCGCATTAGCTATTTTTATTGTTTTCATTTTAGGTAATTTTTAAAATTATGCTTTAGTAGTTTTTACAATTGCTCCAGTAACTTCGAATGATGCTGAATAGCTAACATTCTCTTCAACACCAGCATTTAAGTCTAATGATGTACAAATCGCACTCATTGTAAAAACATTATCACCCACAACGTCGGTAGTAAATTTAATAGTCAATGCAGTACCTGCCACAAGGTCGGTAAACAAGTCATCAAACAAATAATTTGTTGAAGCATCGCCCGGGCCAGCATATAACGCTTCGGTTGATAGTGTTCCAGAAAGTTGACCTTTCTTTACTTCTCTCCATCCTCCAGCTGCTGAATCCTTTGTAAGAATTTCACGCATAGCAGATGAAATGTTCATTTGACATGAGGTAGCGTAACCAATGGCTACAGCATCTTTATAAAGCCTCATTAACGTACCGTTTATAATTCCAGTAGTTGGCATGGTTATTTATTTTTTTGGTTTAGTAATATTTTCTTCTTCATCACTTTGGAAATATTCCGCAGGAACAGGAATAGGAATGTAAACAGGATCTTGTTTTACTTCTTCTTTTTTAGGCATATCTTCCACTACAAAATCATCATCAAGTAGTTCTGCTATGCCATCCTTAATCATTTGTTCGCCATATTCCGAAAGAAATACGCCAGTATTACCAGCTTCTTTTCCATTCCATTCTTTTAAAAGTCTTAGTTTCATCTTTTCATTTTTATCATAAAATCAATACTGACCCAATAAACAGAAAGTTCTGCATTAAACACCTCTGAACTTTGTCTAACATATTTTATTGTTTGCACTTCAACACCCTCAAGTGTACCAACAAATCTGTCTAATCTATTGCGTATTAAATTAGATAGGTTTTGTGTAGTGTCGTAATTTTGGGTATATACATCAATTTGCAAATCTATTTCTTCTAAATTACTTTGTCCGTCTTTAAAATCAACTGGATTTGAATCAATAATAGAATAAACAATAAAAGGATAATCAACATTTTGTGGAGTAATGTCAGGATAAATATTAGTGCTAATAATGGCAGTAATATTTGAGGCAGTTGACAGTCTTGCATATATTAGTTTACCTATCATAGCTCCCAAAATTTACGCGGATATTGTTGCGCTACTCTTAAAGCCTCCTGTGACATCTTTTGAATAACAGCCATTTGACTGGCTCTTTCAGCTTTGTTTTTTACTTTTCTTACCCATGCTTTTGTACTCCCGTAAATCATGTGCGCATAAAAGCCATCTGTTTTACCTTCACTTCCTAATGTAGCTCCGCGACCTTGTAATTGATATAACGGCCCAATAGCCGAAGTGGCTTTTTTTAAATTCTTTACGTCCGATATAATTTTTATAGAACGTTTTAAGTTACCCGGCATAATATTGTAAACTAAGCCTTCGCCCTTAACATAATATTTGTGTGGTTTTTTTGAAATAGGTACTTGATTTTTATAAGCAGCTAAAGCTATTGGTTCGGCTGCTTTTGTTATTTCTTTTCTTTTGTCAATAGTAATTTTTTTTATTAAATCATCAAGTTCAACTACAGCCTCCGCAAGATTGTAAATAGCAAGTAAGCTACCCTTTTTGGTTACCTTTTTTTGGGTTTGAGCTTGAAGCCTCCTAAGGTTGTCTAATCTTGCTTGTTTAATAAACATAATTAAACGGTTGCGTAACTATCAAAATAAAAACCATTAAAGTCAATAAATCGCTTATCGTGACTTATAACTAAATTTTTAACTTGATATACTTTGTTGTTAAAAATTACTCTTGATTCCTCGGTGATATTTGAATTATACCTAATAGTAAATTCAATAACATTCTTAACGGTATTTTTACCCTCAATTACTGTTTCATTTGAACGTGATAATTTGCTATCTATATACGCCCAAATAGTAGCCGTATTTGTCCATGTTTCAGTTGTAAAACCCGTTAATGTTTTTGTTCGTGTTACATTTTGAAGGATAATCCGATCTCTCATTTTACCAATAACTTCATTCTTATTATACCCAGTCATATTTGTGTCTGTTTAACATAACGTCTGAAGCCGTTGGCATTTTATAAACACTATCAGTTCTATTCTCGTAAATGTTAGCTATCATTTTTAAAATAGCTATTCTAATATCAGTTGGGCAGCTTGTTGCGCTTGTTCCAAATCCTGCCACATAAGTAATCGTAACATCATTCAATGAAAGATAAGTATCCGGAAAGTCCTGATCAACTGCTTCTCCTATTATGCCTCTGTAGGTATCAACTTCGTATAAATTTAATGGTAATGTTTGACTATTCCCATTTTCGTCTAAATAGGTAATTGAGGTAACACTAATTACCGGATAAACCAATAATTTAATTACATTTTCGTAATCAGTAGCAACTTTATAAGAAGATGGAAATCTTTCTAATCTTTGTACTATCGTTTTATTTAAAGTGCTAATATTTTGTCTAGCCTCAACCGCTTCTCTAGCACCTTTAATAATAGTAGTGATTAAAGAGTCGTCCGATGAATCCTCAACTTTTAAATAATTTTTAACTTCGCTTAAAGTCCATAATTCATTTGTCTGGTCAACGGTTACTCTCCACGGTTTCATCTCTTAATAGCTTTTTTTGGTTTGGTGCTACTTGTATTTTCAATGATTGTTTTAGCCTCTATTTCTTTTGGCTTATCATTTACTTCAATAGCTATTTCTAGCCTAATCAATTCTTTTGCAGTAATCTCGTTTAGTTCTGCCTCATCCCCCTGAAAATATCCAAGAGAATGAGGCGAACCTGAAGGAGATTTTATAAATCTCACTTTCATTTATTCGTTTTTAGCAACAAAATAAGCTGTATATCTGGTTGATTGAGTACCAACTCCTGTTAACACTAATCTATATTTAGTACCACCGATATATGTATCTTCATTAGATTGCACTAAACCATTTACGTTTAATGTGTCCAATGTAGCTACGTTAGTATAATCGGTAGAACTTGCAGCTTGCAAAACAGTAGGCAAAATATAAGTAGTGCCCGACAAATTAGTAGCTACAATAGACCAGTAACCTTTCCAAGGGCTTAACAAGCTCACTGGAATAGTAATAGTGTCTATTTCAGTGTTAGTGATTGTGTCGCTTACTGAATAGCTATAAAATGTACTTGAAGCATCATCATAATTCGCATTAAGCGTTTCGCTTCGGTCGTTTTTAAAAGCCGTTAATCCAATAGCAGAAAAAACAAATAAACCAATTAATATTTTTTTCATTTTTTTAGTTTTTATATGCCAGTAATATCTGCATCTTTAATAGCCGCAAATGAAGCAGCGTGACGTACCGCAGCATCCCACCATGAGTTAACTACAATAGTAACTAAAGCGTTTTTGCTAGATGAATAAGGATCAACCACAACATCTAATCCAGCCCACTGACCAATAAGCATTTCGGCAAAGTTTCCGAAAATTACTGAATGTAAATCGGTGCCATTACCTTTTGTAAGGTTGTTTGGAACTTGCGTTGAAACATAAGCACGGTACCCATTTAACAAATCAGTTCTAATGCCTTGCTGACCAACAGGAGGCGCACCATCTGACCAAACAAACTGGGCAGTACCTGAAGCTTTTTCAGTATTCTTCAAAAATCCTCTTACTCCAGGAGTGGTAAGATAGGCTAAAGTACCAAAATCAGCATTATCAGTGGCTAATTCAGTTTCTAAGTCAATAATGTGTTTGTAAGTTAACGGCCCACCGTCGGTACCAATAGCAACTGAACCAATGCCAGAAGTATTTAAAATACCATAAAATGGCTGAGTAGAATTATCGCCATTAATCAAAGCATAATCCAATGCTCTATTAATTGCTTCGCTCAAACGATTTCTTACAAAGTTTTCCACGTCAATAGACGATTGAACAAGTAATTGTTTTGAAATATCAGTAAATGCACCCAAACGATTTGGAGACATACTAATTTTGTCAAAAGTTGGGCTTGTTTCGTCGTTGGCAGAATTTTCAGTTTCCCAAACCGCAGTAGCCGCAGCATCATTACGCGGAAAATCTAAGTTACCCGTTAAACCAGTCAACAAAGTTGCACCTGCCTGAATAACAGCTAATCTAGGGTCAAGAAATGGAATCAAATCACCTAAAATAGTTGGTACCGTGTTACCGCCACCAGCCGCGGAGCCAACAGTCATATCTCTTTTTTCATTCTTTACAATCATTTTAGGAATGTAAAGATTTCCCGAAGCGGAAATACCAGCCTGTTTAAATTCTCTTTCAGCTTCCTGATGCATTTCCAATTCTAAGCCGTCTAAGTTTTTATTATTGGCTATTAAATTAGCGGCACGAAGAAATGAGTAATTTTTCTTTACTCTTTGCTCGTCACTAACTTTATTTTCGTTGCCCCTAGTAGCAGGAGCAGCCATTCTTTTGACTTCAGCTTCTAACATCAAGTGATTATCAATATCACCTTCAATATTAGTAACCTCATTCCTAATGGCTGTTAATTTCGACCTTTGTTCATCGTTTGCATTAGCTCCCAATGTTTCAATGGCAGAAATTAAAGATCGCATTTCTTCTATTTTAGCGGAACGCGACTGCTTTAATTCATCAGATTTTAACATGTTAATATTTTTTTAAATTGTTTATAAATTCAACAAACTCATTGAAATTGCATTCCGCTTTTTCATTTTGCTGAATATGTCTTTCCATATTTCTTGCGGCTACAGTAGTATTTGGATTAGCAGGATAAGTAACCGGAGAAACATCATATACTTTGTTTATTTTCTTAATTGTTCTTTTCCATCTACCTTCCATTACTTCCCATGAATAGATCGGAAG